GGCATGGCTCAACCAACAATCACATACAACGTGTTTGCGTCAGGTGTCAACGCATCATAAGCGGCCTGCGTCAACTGAACAATTTCATTGATCTGATCTGACACAACCGCATCAGTTTCCAACGTCGCAACTTTGTAATCTAAAGACCCCGTAACAGCAGACCCGTCAACCCCAACCTTCGTCTGCAATGCTTCAACAGCATCATTCACATCCGCGTGCTGCCCAGCATGATCAGGCGAATCCAGCGTATCACCCGACGTAGGATTCGTAAAATTATCTAGGTTACTAGGAAAGTTAGTTGCCATAATTACACCTTGACAATAAAGTTAATACCCAACGACGGCTGAACAATATCAACACCAATTGAACTATTAGCGAAATTACCATCGCTAGTATCATCACTATTGCCGCCCGTGCTATCATTGTTTCCACTAGTAGTTGAATCTGGGCTGGTACTGGTTGTGCTACCAGTCAAAGTCAAATCACCGCTATTGGCAGTATTTGCTTGATTGTAAGCGTAAAAACCGCCAGCACCAGTTTGAACTGCGCCATTTGTACCAGCATCATCTTGGGTAACAAAACCGTCAGCAGGTGAATCTGTGCCATGTTCATGGTCGCCACCAGACACAGATACATTATGTGAGTGATCGAAAGTGTGAGTGTGATTACCTAAATTGTGGGTGTGATTATTTAGCGTGTGCGTGTGACGCGGCAAATTCCCACTAGCAATAGTGAAACTATCTGTAGTTGAACCGAACTCTTGGCCCAACGTATAACTAGAACCAGAACCCACAGGGGCACGATTACGCAAATCAGGAACATTAAACGTAGTCGAACCGTTACCAACACCATATGTTGTGCCGACAACAGCAAACAAATCAGCATATGTAGTACGCGAAACAGCAGCACCGTTACACAACAACCATCCGCTAGGTGCGCTAGAACCAGCGAACATCGTTAACGACCCCGTAGGAGTAATCTCCAACTCCAACAAAGCAACACGACGATCAACAGTTGTCACATCCGTATCACCGTCAACACCCAGTTTATTCTGGATCGCTTCAACCGTGTCGTTAATATCCGTATGCAGCGCAGCATGACCCGACAGCGTATCCGTGCTGATCGGGTCACCAAACGTCTGAATGCTAGACGGATAATTAGTTGCCATATCAGTCCAAAGTCAAAGTAAGGCTGGTGATCTGGAACGTGTCGCCAGCAGAAACCGTAGCCGACCCAGACAAAGCACCCGACCACAGACAAGTACCAGCAGACGCATCAGTCCACAACGACCAATGAGTCAACGTTTCGCTGGTGGACAGGTTCGTCCAAGTCACCGTACCAGACGAAGCCAGAGAACCACCAGACGCAGCATTAAACGAAACAGCCTGACGGGTTGTTTCGCCAGCAGGGTTCGCAGTACCAGTCTCAGACGGATCACCAACATGCAACTTCAAATAAGTTGCGGTGATCGTCGGGTTTGTACCAGCAATAACATCCAACAGGATATCTTCGCCATCGTTGCTAATCGACATAATAATCTTCTCCTAGAGTGTAACGGTCTCTATACTTGTTGGGGCGTTCTAAAGGACGCCGACCACTTGCAGGACGTTGAGGCTCACCATCACAACAAGTGTCTTTGAAGCCGCACATTGGGCACCGCCAACGGCAAGCCGTAGGCGGATACTCGCAACCACAATTAACGCACTCCACCGAAATCATCACACGGCCTTCAACCCGCGATGCTGTTTCTCACGTTCCGCAACCTTAGCAATCAAATCATCCAACTCAGCATCAGACAACTCGCTAGTGGTTACCTTCTGCTCCACCGCCTTGGTAGGAACCAGACGGTGAGTGGCTTCCAAATACAACTTAGCGGCACGCACATCCCCTTCGACACCTTTCGTGTACAACGCATCAAGGATACGCTGTGTACGCTCAGGGCTGCCCTGTAGTTCCTCTACGCGCCGTTCCCACTCCTTGATGAAATGTGGTTTCTTTTGCCAGCGGCGCACCGTCGTCGGGTCAACCCCATGCTCGTCACAATACTTCTGCTGCGAACTAGGGATGCGCTCGCTGGCTGGTGTGATTAGCCAGTTGAGATAGTGTTCCTGTCGCGCATCTAGGATTGTTGTGTGCTCGCTCATACCCTAGGTGGCGGCGTTCTAGGAACGCCCGCCGATGTTTTGTGTTACAATTGTGTAACAATTCTTGATGTAAACGGTTTCAGCCCATGTTTTTTCAGAACGATTGACCCTTGTATATAGCAATAGCAATAGCGGTCCACAGTAACCGAAGGTGGATGTGGGCCGACAGTTAGGAGAAATCCAATGCCGATGGTTGGTGGTAAGAAGTATCCGTACACGAAGGCGGGTAAGGCTGCTGCGAAGAAAGCAGCCAAGAAAGTAGCCAAGACGACGAAGCGGTCACGCGCCCGTCGTAACAACATGGATTACTGATGGCCCCGAAACCTGATCCCCGATTGAAACGTGCTGGTGTCAGCGGATACAACAAACCGAAACGCACACCCAATCATCCAACCAAGTCACATGTTGTCGTCGCCAAAGAAGGCGACAACATCAAAACCATCAGGTTCGGACAACAAGGTGTATCAGGGTCACCTCGCAAATCAGGTGAATCCGCATCCTACAGGAAACGGCGTGAATCATTCAAAGCCCGACACGCCAGCAACATTCGCAAAGGCAAAATGTCTGCCGCCTACTGGGCAGACAAAGTAAAATGGTGATGTGACGATGGTCACATGGAAAACACTAGTGGCGGACACCCTATGCATCCTAATAGGTGGCCTCATTGGAATAACAGCCGCCACACTATGGGCAACCCGACAGGTATACCACCACAACAAAAAATAGGTGCTCTGTCCCTATGGTTTTGGGTCCCTGCACGTTGCGATGTGCCCACCCCCCCATGTACCCCCCTGCATGGGTGCATCCACATGTTAGGGTTGCTTAACATTTTGTGTTAACTGTGGTTAACGTGGGATGATAGGCGCGCCTAATGGTGACTATATGGGTCGGGAATTGTCGCGCATCGTAGAATGAGAACCATTCCCAACGGGCAGGGGATCGGGTCGGATGTTACCTGTCGGTAACTTGTGTGGTGTCGCCTATATCGTGGTGGTGGCCTATTTCCAACCTGTGGGCGTGTGACATATGTCACTTGCAATTGCCCTCCGAATCTGCGCACAATATCTACATGACATCGGCCCCGCGCACCTTGCCCGCATTCCGTGGGCACGTGGTGGCCAGTCATGGGAGATTAACCACAATGGGTACTGCAACTATCGAACAGACGACACGCGATGAATACGTGCGCAACCGTGACGCGGTTACCGCATCGGTCAAGGCGCTAGACAGTGCCGATGGGATCGGTGCGCGAGCGTTCTACAAAATCGTTAACCTATATGTGGCAGCGGGCGCGCCGATTATCGACGCGGGTGTGACTGCTAACCAGTGGGCGAAATGGGCGAACGGCATCACCACATCGGCACAGTGGTCGGAATATGTGGCCAGTGTTCGTGATTCTAAGGGTGACGCGAGCGCGCAAGTGGCACCACCTAGGCGCGAATCGTTCACGCGGGCGCTGGTGTTGGCCACGTGCGCGGTCGAACAGTACGCGGGCGATGTGGACGCGATGCACGCCGAATACGTCGGCGCGGTTGGTGATGGTGAGCCGACCCTAACGGGCATGGTGAAGTGGTGCAAGGGTGGCGATACTGCCAAGGTGGCACCATCGCCCGAATCTACGCTACGGGCTGCCGTGCGCAAGTGTGTGCGGGCTGGCATGTCATTCGATGACATCATCGCGGTTGTGTCGAGCGAGTTGGATTCTGTGGAATCGGCAGGCTGACGGTATGGTGTGGGGTCGTGCGATGACCCCACACCACCACCACCACATAGCGTGCACGTGTATGGCGTATGTCTGGGACTTGTGTCTAGCGTGTAGCGCATCATCGTAGGATCGGAGACCCGCGGTGGTGTGTTGCACGGTGGCCATGGGCTACCGTTAACGGGCTACCGTTAACCACAATGGTTAACCATGATGGTTAACCACAAACGATGGGAGAGCATGATGGAAGAAATAGAAGAAATGACGTTTAGAGTTGAGAACATTGTCCGTTTGTGGCATAATTGTGATCTTACTACGTCGCAGGCTGCGCGTCACCTAGAGTCGGTGGTGCCGTCTGGTGGCACGGCCACTATCTATGCGACACTGTTGGACGAGATTTTCAGGTTACATGCGTTGTCGTTGGATGCGTTGTTAACCATGGCGGTTAATGATGCGTGAGAATATGGTGGATGCGTGGCTGTTCGGCTGGTTTATTATCGGCTGCTGGTTCGTTACTGGCATGGTTGGCTGCTGGTTGCGTATGCGTGCGGATGCACGCCGAAACAATAACAATAACAACAACACTAGAAATGGGAGTTAATCATCATGGTTAAAACTTGTAGGGTTCATGAGTTGCCTAGTGTGGCGTTTCATTATGGTGAGGCTGCTGCGTCGTCTGGTAAGTGGCGGGCTACTAGGCGTGGCGATTGGGATGTGGACGTTTATCATCATGGTTGCCATATGGTGACGTTTCATTATGATGCGGGTGGCTGGTGGGATGTTACACCACAGTCGTCTGGTTGGGGTTCGCAGTCTGATCGTCAGGGTATTGGCGGGATGTTGCGTGCTGTGCGTTGTGTTCGTGCTGGTTCGTATCGTGAGTTGTTTGGGAGGTAATCATGGCTAATTGGGATGTTACTTTGTCGGTAACCATCACGGTTACAGCGTCTAGTGTTAATGATGCGGAGGATGCAGCATGGGAATATTGGGAAACGGTGTGTCCTGAGCCGTTCTTAACTGATGTCGTGTTGTCGGATGATCAAACTGTGTACGATGATCAGGATGGATGGTACACTAGCCCGATTATTGGGGATGGGAGTTAATCATGGTGGTTAACGATGTTCGTCGTGAATGGTTCACGTTTATCGAAGAATATCAGACATCGGTCGGGTTTGTTGTGCCACATAGCGAGTTCAGGGTGGCTGTGGACGGGTCGTGGCATTGCAAGTTTGATTACGATACCAATGTGACTGCCGATCATGTGCGTGTCAGGGTGCATGGTGTGTTGGTTAACGATGTTAGTGGGCCGACTTGGTATGTGGCGCTGTGGTTGCCTACTGATGTGGCGAAGTGGGGTGCGACTTGGATTGTGTTTCTGGATTGGGAATACAATGTGTTGCATTATTATGATCCGTGGGATGCTACGGTGGATGGTAACTGGTGGGATCATTATAGCATTGCTGTTGATCGTGCGGGTTTGGATATCTCTAGTGAACCTGATGGGGGTGATAAATGGTGGTGATATTATTGTAACATGATTGTAACATTTTCGTAACAGTTCTGTAATGTTCAGGCTGTACACTGGTTGTTGCCGTGATCGTTCCGTTCACGACAACATGATGGTTAATCACGGTGGTTAACCATTGTGGACTGCATAACAATAGCGGTCCACAAACTACAAATGATGGGAGATTGTAATGGATAAGATTGTTATTGACGGCACTGAGTATGTGCGGGCAGGGTCGGTTAACCATGATGGTTACGAGCATCTGGTTCATCATGTCAACGTGTTGTTGACGAAACTGTTTGATGATGACCCTGATTATTTCCGTGATGAGATTGCACCTAGTGTCACTGGGTTTGGTGATCATGATGGTGTCATGTTGCCGTCGTCTGCTGAGGATCATTCGGTGACGATGGCTGTCACTGTGAATCTTGATGTGGAGGTTACGTCAACGTTGGGTTATGATGCCACTGTTGAGTGGTTGGCTGATGTGTTGGAGCATCAGTGTGTTGATATCAGTGATCCGTCACCTAACGATTTTGATGGGGTGTCGGCTGTGTGTGTAACTAATAATGGTATTGTTAATGTGGAGGAGGCATGACAATGGGAGCACCTAAGGCTAGGTATGTGTATCGTGTCCGTATCGCACCGAACGGTAACATTCAGTTCGGTGTTGCTAGTGGCGCGTTATCTGATGATGTTAACCATGATGATTATTGGGATCGTGAAGTTCATTCTTTGATCGTTAATTCTAATGGTATGTCATGGCAGTATCTTGCTGGGTTGACGTTACCTGAGTTGCGTCGGGTGTGCCGTTACATCATTGTTGATGGCGGTGTGCTAACTAGTGAGTATCGTGACAAGAACGGTTTAGGTAACGCTGTTAACACTGTGTTGCAGGATGACGGGTTGCTGGGTAATTTGCGTAACAAGTTCGGTAATCATGGCACCACCAGTATTGCTCATGTTGGTTACCGTTTTAACGGTGAGTTGGGTGTCGGTGTGATTGTTGCTGGCGCAACACCACCACCACCACCTAGTGAACCTGAACCTGAACCTAGTAACCATAGAACTGCGGAACCTGCTGCGGATATCGGTGCGTTGTTGGGTGGTTTCGCTGAGGCGTTACGTCCAATGATTAACGAGACTGTGACGGATGCGTTGATGGCTGCGAACCCTGTCGGTGTTCACCAGTTTGACGAACTGGCAGACCAGTTAACCACCAAGGTTAACGATGCTGTGTCCGCCATTGGTGTCCCCATCAGTGTCACGTGGGAACCACCGCATGGCGGTGATCCCCAAGTGAAATCAGGTGTGCATTATTTGACTCCGACGTTGGCGAAACGTGTGAAGGCTGGCATCCCTATGTTGCTACATGGTGATGCTGGTACAGGTAAGACCACGATGGCTCATGATGTTGCCGACATGTTGGGTTTGCAGGTCGAACTGTTGCCATGTGACGAGGGTATGATGCGTCACGATGTGATGGGTTACAAGGATGCGAACGGTTTGTATCATGCACCTGAAACCAGACGGGCGTATGAGAACGGTTTGTGTTTGGTGTTGGACGAGTTCGACGCTGTGACAGGTAACTTCGCTGTCGCTATGAACGCTTTGGTGGAACGACCTAGGTTGTCGTTCCCTGATCGTATCGTTGACCGTCACCCCGATTTCCGTGTGATTGCTTGCGCTAACACTATCGGTGAGGGTGCGACCGCCCAGTACCGTGGCCGTAACGCTTTGGATGCTGCCACTTTGAACAGGTTCACGTTCATGCATGTCCCGTTGGACGAATCGATTGAGACTGCGATGGTGCAGTCAGTGTTGGCTGACCGCACCATGTCTGATTCATGGTTGCGTCTAGTTAGGACGGCACGTAAGAACGTGACCGATGCAGGGTTGCGTGTCATGATTACCCCTAGGTCTGCGTTGGACGGTGCCAAAATGTTGGCGTTGGGTGAACCTGTGGTGAACGCTGTGCGTGACCGTTTGACACGTGGTTGTTCTGTGGAAGTTGCTGACAAGTTGTTGGCTGGCACAGGTGTCACTGTTGCGGAGGTGATCTGACATGGGTTTGTCCACTGATGTGTTCCGTACTGTGGATTCGTTCCACCAGTTCATTCAGGAATCTGACAGGTCTGGTTACACTGAGATTCATAGTTCGGATTGGACTGGTGGTGTGATCGGCAGGTCGGTGGCACGTGACATGGCTGTTACTGGTTGGGCGGAGAAACGTCCTGATGCTGAGGCGATCATTGATAAGGTGATTGGTGATGTGCGTCCGTTAACAGATGATGTCCGCCAGTTATCACCGTCGTTGATGGGTGGCGTGGTGAATGTCCCAGCGTATCTATCGGGTCGGCCTGACAGCATGTTGATGCATCGTCGCACACGTAAGGTCACTACGAAACGTGTGTTGTCTGTGCTGGTGGATGCTGGTGCTAACAGCCATGTGTCTGCCGAGCATATGTTACGTAGGTCTGCTGCTGTGGGTGCGTTGATGGAAGTTGTGCAACGGTTGGGTTTGTCGTTGTCTATTGATTTAACCAGCCCGATTAAAGACGGAGGTCATGTTCATAACGTTGTGTTGCGTTTGCATCCTGCTGGCGGACATTTCGATTTGGATGTGATGATGTTTTGTTTGGGTCATCCTGCTTTCCATCGTTACTTGTGGTTCTCACACCGTCATGCTGACGGTGTTGGTAGTGGCATGGGTACCAGTATCGACATTGATGATGCGTTGGCTGAACAGTATGATCTAGTTGTTCGCCGTGACGAGCACAGTGATGGTGTGCTTGCTGGCGACGACCCGCAACAGTGGGTCATCAACGCCCTAGGTAAACTGGGGCTTTTGTAACCATCATGATTAACAACAATTGGGAGATAGATATGTACGTTTACGATTCGGTTGCTGTGCCTCTCAGGACCAGCGATCTTAGTTTGATCATTGGTGCTATTGACACTGTGATTGAGAACCACATTGATGATGAGGACGCTCGGGCGTTCACTGATCAGTTACATGAACTAGACACGTTGTTGCGCAACATTCGTGCAACAGTTATCAACATGGGAGATGAATGATATGACTATTATTAGTGCTTGGTTGATGCCTAAGGGTATCAATGTGGAACCGCAACTGGTTCTTGTGGATGCGTCGTCGCATCATGGTATTGCTGCAAGTTTGTTCCAATATCTTGATTGGTATGATGACATGGGTGATGAACTTATCAGTATCTCCGAGATCGGAGATAAAGATGGTTCTAAGTGTGTGCTGGGTGCCGTTTATCAACGTCACGAAAGTGACTATTTAGAAGGTGGCCCGCATGACATCAACATGTTGGCGTCCACATTCTTGCAGGTTGATGAACCTATTATCGGTAACTGTTTGATCATGTGTGTGTTCGATGGCCAGCAGGTATCTGATCCCACGTTGTTTGACGAATTTGTTGACAACTTGTTCCGTTATCACGGCACCGATGACGGCTGGGAGTTCGATGATTACACCCAGTTTGTTGGTGTTGATTTGCCTGAATGGGTTGCCGAATATTCTGATGCGATTGTCGCTGGTGCTGCCGAATCATGGAACAGTATGGTTGAGAAGGTTGCCCGTGTCGCAACCGCATTGGAACGTGGCCTGATAGATGAAGAAACTTTGACTAATATGATTCTTAATGAGAACATCGACATGTTGGAAATGGTGGCGACTGCTGCTAG